ATGACCGAGGCGGAGGCCAGGGTCGTCGACAATGGCGGGACGCTCGTCCGCGACAAGCTCTGGTTTGACGACGGCTTCACGATGCTGCCGAACCGATGGGTTCGCGACGACCGACTCACGTTCGGCGCGCGCGGCATCCTCTCGTTCATCGCCTCCCACGAGCCCGGATTCGAGCTCTCTGTCGAGTTCATTGCCAGGGCCTCGAAGCATGGCCGTGATGCCGTCAGGGGATCGCTCGGCGAGCTCGAGCGCCTCGGCTACCTCGCGCGATACCGCGGCCGCGAGAAGGGCAGATTCGGCCGCATCAAGTGGCACCTGAGAGACCCCTGGTACCCGCGCCGCAACCCGCTGACGCTCCTGACCGAGGTCGACCTCCTCGACCCGCTCGGCACGAAAAAGACCCGATCAGCACCAGCGACTGAAAACCCGGCGCCGGTAAACCCGGCGCCGGTAAACCCGGCGCCGGAAAATCCGACGACTATAAGAACACCATCTACAAGAGATACCTATGGGCTAGTACCGCAGACAGCTGACGGTACAGGCGCGCGCGAGAGCGACGTGTGCGCGTTCGGTCACCCGCTCGTCGACGTCACGGGCGGCGGAGTGCCGATCTGCGCGCGCGGCGACTATGCGGCCGAGGCGGTCCTGTCGTGACCGCCGCCGGCAAGCAGGTATACGCCCGCCACGGGCGCATCGTCCGCCTCATCCGATGGTTCATGACCCCGCAGGGCATGGACTACCAAGTCCGCACGGGCATCCTCGAGCGCTACGACGCGAGCACCTGGGGAATCATCGAGAACGGCGTCGCAGTCGTGCTCCCGCGCGCCGAGTGGGCGGAGTACCTCCCGTGATCGAGACCAACCGAGAAGTCGGGGACCGGATCTGGGCCAAGTTCCGCGCGCCCGTCACGCCGAGCCTCGACGAGCAGATCGACGAAGCCCTCGAGCTCGTCAGCGACGAGCAGCCCGACGAGCAGATCCTGCCCGCGATCTTCAAGACCATCAACGACGAGTTCTCGGCCCAGGTCGAGCTCGCCCTCGAAGTCGGAGCAGCATTCGTGCGCGGCGGTGCACTCTACGCGCTCTGCGGCGCCGCGATCGTCTCCACGATGCCCTGCACGATGCCAGCAGGGCACACCGGGCCGCATAGCCACCACGGCGCCGTCCACTGGGGGCTCACGCGATGAGGCTCGCGATCGCGGACCCGCCATACCCGCCGATGTTCTCGACGCGACGCGACCTCGCCGCCGGCGGCGAGCGGATCGTCTCGAGGAGCCGCGCGACCCGCTGGTACGGCGAGGCGCCCAGGTCCTCGAGCGACCTCGCGCCAGCTGACTTCCACCCGGACGCCGGGCGCTGGGACAGCCTCGACGAGCACCGCCGGCTACTCCTCGATCTCCTCGACGAGTACGACGGCTGGGCGATCGCGACGACACCGGACGGCCTCGGCGCCTACGCACCGCTCCCGATCGCGGCACGGATCATGGCATGGCACAAGCCTCGAGCGCTCCCAGGCGCGCACCGGATCCGCAGTCACTGGGAGCCCGTCATCGTCTACGTCCCCGAGGGGCGCCGGAGCCGCCTCGAGGGGACCGTGCCCGACGTGCTCGTCTGCAACCCGCCACAGATCAACTTCGCCGGCGCCAAACCCGCCGAATGGACGCGCTGGGTCCTCGACGCACTCGGCTACGCACCAGGTGAGGACGAGGTCGTCGACCTGTTCCCGGGGAGCGGATCAGTGGCCCGCGCGATCGACGGGCTCCTCATATGAGCGCGAAGCACCAGGACCCGGAGTACCGGAAGAACGCGCGCATCGTCCGCCAGCAGGTGAAGGCCGCGAGGCTCCGCGGGTCCGACGTCGCGTGCTGGCGTTGCGGGCGGGATCTCGACCCCGAGCAGAGCTACGACGTCGGGCACCGCGACCCGCTCGGCGGGCACGCGCTCTCGAACCTCGCGCCCGAGCACCGCTACAAGACCGGCCGATGCCAGGGCAACCGAGCCGCCGGCGGACGCATGGGCCAGGCCCGGCAGGCCGCGCGTCGGGTCGAGACGACCGGGCTCCTCAAGTGGTGAACGAGACCTTGTTCCCGATGCCGGTCCAGGGTCCAGAGACCGACGAGCGATTCACGCCGCGATGGGTGTTCGATGCGCTCGGCGAGACGTTCGACCTCGACCCGGCATCGCCGGTTGGACTCGACACGTTCGTTCCCGCGAGGACGCGATACACCCGCGAGGACGACGGGCTCGTGCAGCCATGGCACGGATTCGTCTGGCTCAACCCGCCGTTCTCCGCGTCGACGCCGTGGGCGCGGAAGTTCATCGCGCACGGCAACGGGATCTGGCTCGGCCCTGCTGCTGCTGCTGCTGCTTGGTTCCAGTCCATGCTCCGTGCTGCTGATCGCATCTGGCTCATGCGCGACTTCGCGTTCGTGCACCCAACTCACAAGGGCAAGTACTCGTCCATGCCGCTCGCCATGTGTGCGCTCGGAGACCGTGCCGCGCGCGCCCTCGATCGTGCGGGTGAGCGCGTGCCGGATGCTGGCGTGATTGTCGTTCGGACCAGCTTTTTTTCTTTGGAATCTCTCACCCCCGCCGAAGGCTCTTCAGCCTTTCCTCCCCCTGAAATGACAGGACGATGACCACCACAACCGCGCCGCGGCGCCGCGCGAACGCGAAAACGAAGATCATCACCGCGGCCCGGGCCGGCGTGCAGCCCTCGCTCGCGGACCTTCAGGACGAAGGGGTCTGGCTCGAGTGGCGTTCGCGCATCCCCGAGCCGCTGCGCGTGACCGATCTGGTCACGACCGACCAGGGCCGGGCCGAGTTCCTCGAGGGCGCGCGCCTCCTGCGCCTCGATCAGCGGGTGCGAGCGGGTGACGGGCAGAAGGGACCGACCCCGATCCAGCTGGTGATCGCCGACGAGCTCGGCGCGGGGCACCTGCTGAACGCCGTGCTCGAGCCACGGCGCACCACGAAGACGACGAGCATCCAATGCGTGCTCGTCGGACGCGGCCAGATGCGCGAGGACTACGTCATGGGCTGGACCGTGACCATGGTGGGTGGCGGGCAGAAGGGCCGCGAGCGGTTCCTCCTCGACATCGTCGCCCCGATCCGTCGCGTCTACCCCGATCCCAAGTCGATGCCGTTCAAAATCAACGAGGGCAAGGGCTCGGAGTCCATCAGCTGGGCGCGCCGCGGCAACCACTTCGCGCTCTACGCCCCGACCTCGGACGGGTTCCGCTCGGGCGGCTTCGACGTCGCCTGGGTCGACGAGGCCGGCGAAGCCGACCCCGAGATCTCCCTCGACCTCATCGTCTCAGTGCTCCCCACGATGGACACGAAGCCGGGCGCACAGTTCATCGCCTCCGGCACGGCCGCGTCCTACACGACCGGCAACCTCCTCTACGACACGCTCGAGGACCCGACCGCCGGCGTCATCCGCCATGGCGTGCCGCAAAGCATCGACCCCGAGGAACTCGAGGACTGGGAACCGAGCGACGAGCACCCTCGCGCCCACGTGCGCGAGCTCATCGAGATCCACCACCCGGGCGTCGGCTACACGACGCCGCTCGAGGCGGTCGAACGCAACTTCCGCAAGTTCCCCCGCGACAAGTTCACCCGCGAGTACCTCGGCCTCTTCGGCACCGAAGGCGCCGCCGACCGGATCATCCCGCCCGCGGCGTGGGAGCGCACCAGCCTCGACGGCGACCTGCCGCCCGCGCCGGCGCAGTTCGCGCTCGCCATGGCCGTCCACCCAGACGGACTGTGGTCATCGCTCGGCGTGGCCTGGTATCTCCAGCCCGCCGAGGATCTCGTCACCTCGGCGCTCGCCCTCGAGGGCGTCGCACCCGAGCAACCCGACCGGATCGCGATCGGGCTCCTCCATCACCAGTCCGGCATCAAGGGCTTCGCGCTCACCGCGCTCCAGCTGGCCCGGAAGTACAACCTCCCGATCATCTACGACAAGGCATCCCAGGCCGCCGGCGTCGAGATCGAGACGCTCCAGCGGGCGACCCCGCCCGCGCGGCTCATCGCGGCCACGACCGAGGACGTGCGCCGCGGCGCGACCAAGATGCTCAAGCTCCTCGACGCCGGCGTGCTCGTCCACTTCCGTCGACAGTCGCAGCTCGAGCGCGCCGCCGAGATCGCGATCAAGCGCGGGATCGGCACCTACGGCGGCTTCGGCTTCGGCCGGCCCAAGAACGACTACGCCGCCGACATCACCCCGCTCGAGGCGTGCTCGCTCGCACTCCAGTACCTCGACGACGCACCCAAGCCCACGTCGCCCGCCGACGCCATGCACTTTGGATAGGACCCCCATGAGCACACGCGGCCGGATCCGCCTCGACTCGACCAAGATCAGCGTCGTCGTGACGTGCGACGACTGCCCGCACTGGCGGGCGTTCCAGTTCACGAAGCTCGAAGCTTGGCAGTCCGCAGCGGCTCACGAGGAGCGCGTTCACCCCGAGCGGAAGCAGGCGCGCCAGGCGCTCCAGTGGGCCACGACACGCCGCTGATTTTCGGGACTCGTCTATCGGGCTGAGTCTCTCGCTCGTGGGCTTCTTCGACTTCCTGCGCCGGCCGCTTTCCGCGATGCCGCCGATGATCGCGAGCCCCTACGCGCCTGAGCCCGACCTCGGCAAGCTCATCGTCGCCGACCTCTACCCGGACCTCCCGACCGCCCTGACTCGGGAGTCGGCGCTCAAGGTCCCGGCCGTCAAGCGCGCGCACGACATCGTCTGCGGCGTGCTCGCTCGCATGCCCTGGCGGCTCTACGACGGGGACACCGAGGTCGACGAGCAGCCGCGCTGGCTCCTGTCGTCCGCGAGCGGCCTGCCACCGCGCGACCTTCGCTGGGGCGTCGCCTCCGACCTGTTCATGTGCGGCTGGGCCGCGATCGGCTTCAAGCTCGTCGGCGGGCTGCCCGACGACGCGCTGCACCTGCCCTACGGCACCTGGACGCTCGAGGACAACGGCACGGTCACCGCGACCCACGAGGACATTCCCACCCGCTACCTCCAGCGCATCATCCCGATCCGCCTCGGCTACGGCTCCAACGGCATGCTCTTCGACGGCTACGACACGATCGCCGACGCCCGATCGATCGAAGCCGCCTACCGCGACCGCATCGAGAACCCCGTCGCCCTGACGATCCTGTCGCTGGCCGCCGAGCGCTGGGACGGCTGGAGCCCCGAGGAGCGCCAGACCTTCCTCAACACGTGGAAGACCAACCGCTCCGGCAAGGGCGGCGCGACCGCGCTCAAGCCCGACTGGGTCACCGTCGACATGCCCGGCCAGCTGCCGACCGACCTGTTCGAGTCCGGCCGCAACGCCAACCGCCTCGACATCGCCAACCACGCCGGCCTGCCCGCCGCCCTCGTCGAAGGCGCCAAGCAGTCCGGCGGCGGCGACATCCACTACTCCAGCGAGGCCGGCGGCGCGCAGCGCAACGAGCTCTGGGACTTCGGCATCGCCAAGTACGCCGACGCGATCGAGTCGCGCCTGTCCCTCGACGACGTGTGCGAGAAGGGCCTGTCGATCCGGGTCGACGCATCCAACTACCTGACCGCGACGCCGGTCGAGCCGCAGACGAGCGAGGACTGACATGGGCACCATTCAGATCGACGCCGGCACGCTCGAGTTCAACGCCGAGGACCACACCGCGACGGGCCTCCTCGTCCCGTTCGGCGTCGAAGCCCGCTCCAACATCGGCCGCTTCACCGTTAACGCCGGCGCCTTCGAGATCCCCGCCGACCTCACCGGCGCCAGCCTGAACCTCGAGCACGAGCGCGAGCGCGTCGCCGGCGGCATGACCCGCGTGTGGGAGCAGCCCGAGTCCGGGATCTTCGCCTCGTTCAAGTTCGCCGACACCCCGCTCGGCCGCCAGGCGTTCGCCGACGCCAAGTCCGGCAAGCGCAAGCACCTGTCGGTCGAAGCCGCCGACGTCAAGATCCGCGACGGGCAGGCGACCAGCGGTCGCGTGTTCGCCGCCGCCCTCGTCGAAGAGCCGGCGTTCGCCGGCGCCACCCTCCTCGCCGCAAAAGACACCCCCGAAAGGACCACCACCATGAGCGCATCGCGCACCACCGGCAAGCGCCGGTCCATCATCCCGGCGTCGACCCTCCTCGCCGAGACCGCCGGCGACGACATCGACGCCGAGGTCGAAGCCACCGACGAGGAGACCGTCGCGGTCAGCGCCGACGCGCTCCCGGACGAGATCGTCGTCGAGACCCCCGAGGGCGACGTCGTCTACACGCCCGACGCCGAGGAGGACGCCGAGGAGGTCGCTGCGACCGTCGAGGCCCGCGCCGCGCGTCGCGGCGCCCCGGTCCGCCGCACCGTCCCCGCGACGCTCCTCGGCGGCGCACCCCGCCGCGGAGGCGCGCGGACCCGCGCGCGCGGACCCGAGCCCCGCCAGATCTTCGCCGCGATCAACCGGGCGCGCCTGCACGCCGCGACCAGCGACGACATGACGCTCCTCGCGTCCGCGAACCCGCGGCTGTCGGGCGACCCCGCGACCCTCTTCGCGGCACTGTCCGACGTCAAGGTCAGCGGCGCCGGCTCGCTCCCGATCGGGGGGTCCGCGATCCAGCCCAACTGGGTCGGCCAGCTCTACCAGGGCCTGGAGTACGAGCGCCAGTACGTGCCGCTCGGCACGGTCGGCACCGAGATCTCGATCGAGGGCAAGAAGGGCTACAAGGTCCACCGCGGCACGTCTGGCGCACCGGTCGACTCCTACGCCCCGACGTCGACGTGGGCGGGCAACAAGTCCCCGATCGCGTCCGGCACCGGCTGGACCCAGTCGGCCGGGTCGACCCTCGCCCGGTTCGCGTGGGGCGCTGACATCGCCCGCGAGTTCTCCGACCTGCCCGGCGGCGCCGAGGTCCTCGAGGCGTTCTTCAAGCTGATCGCCGAGGACTACCTCATCTGGTCCGACGACGTCGCCCTCGACGCCTGGCAGATCGCCTCGGGCGCCCCGGTCGACCCGGCCTCGTCGAAGTACTCGGCGAACTACCCGGCCGCGGTCGGGCAGGTCATCCAGGGCATCCTGGCCGTCAAGGCGCGCAAGAGCGACTACCGTCGCGACCTGCCGACCTTCGGCATCCTCAACGAGATCGCCTACGAGCAGATCGCGTACGCCGCCGGCGGCGAGGAGAACATGCCCGCGTTCGTCAAGCTCGTCCTGTCGACGAACGCGGACGGCCAGGCGGACGGCGACGTGCAGCTCGTGCTCGGCGAGACCGGCATCGACGACACCGCATCGGTCATCGTCGGCGCCCAGCGCGCGATCGAGTTCGACGAGCTCCCCGGCGGGCCGCTGCACATCGACGCGCTCGAGATCGCCAAGGGCGGCATCGACCGCGCCATCCACGGCTACCTCCAGACCTTCGAGGTCCGGCCCGAGGCCGTCGTGCGGATCGGCACCCCCGCCGCCCGCGTGGTCGACACCGCCTACGTGTACGGGCAGATCGTGAAGCAGTCCTCCACGATCTACCGGTGCGTCGTGGCCGGCACGACCCACGCCTCGAACACCCCGACCGCGCCGGCGATCGGTGCGACCGTCACCGACGGCACCGTCACCTGGCTGCGCCTGGCCTGAGAGCACCATGCCCGACTGGTACTCCGCAGACTCCGAGGGGGCGCAGACGCGCCTCCTCGGGGCCTGGCCCGACGCCCCGCTCATCAACCTCGAGGTCTGCGGAATGATCCTCGAGGTCGCCCGCGGGCAGGTACTCGAGTACGGCGCCGAGCTCCTCGACCCGCTCGAGCAGCTGGCCGAGGACATCGCCAGCCTCGGCTACCCGCAGACGACCATCGACGACGTCATGGCGCTCCTGGACGGCGAGCCGTTCGCGCCGCCCGTGCGCTACGTCTACGCCCAACTCCAGCAGGCGATCAACCTGTGGAACGCCGGCCGCGCGAGCGGTGACGGCGAGATCGGCGAGGGCGCGTTCACGTTCACGCCGCGGCCGCTGGACAAGACCATCCGCGGCATCATCCGCCCGATCGACGGGAAACCTCATGTCCTCTGAGCCGTCGCCGCTGGCCACGGTGCGACCGTGGCTCGTCGAGCGGATCACCCCGTACCTGCCCGAAGGGTGGGACGCGAAGCCGGGCCTCGTCACCCCCGGCGAGCTCGCCAAGCCCACCGTGTACTGCGAGTACCACTCGCTGGACCGCAAGGACCTCCCGCCCGGATTCGTCACCTGCCACATGCGCCTCGTCGTCGTCGACAACCACAAGGACGTCAGCACCGCCGAGGACGAGATCGACGCCCAGGTCCTCGAGCTCATCATCGCCCTCACCCTCGACGACCAGACCACCTGGACCGGCGCCCGCAAGACCGCCGACTTCGCGCCGTACCTCGGCTGGGAGCTCGACGTCGACGTAATCGCCGGCCTCACCCGACCCCCGACCCCCGAACCGGACCCTGAGCCGGACACCGATCCCGAGGAGTAACCACCATGGCCGAGATCGCCGCGACCCCCGTCTTCGTCAACTCGCCGACGAAGATCGGCACGAACGGGCAGAGCGCCCACATCACGTCCGCGACGCTCACCCCGAGCACCCGCGTCACCCGCTACACCGACGTCACCGGCAAGGATCGCGTCGTCGGCGCGACCGAGGTCGCCTGGCAGCTGGCGCTCAGCACCATCCAGGACCACGCCGCCGCGACCGGCCTCCAGCGCTTCATGCTCGACAACATCGGCACCGTGCTCAGCTGCGAGACCGAGGTCCCCGGCGGCAAATACGCCTACAAGATCATCGGCAGCCCCCTGCCCGCCGGCGGCGCAGGCGGCGCGCTCGCCACCGGATCGATGACCTACGAGGCGTTCGACGTCGCCTTCACCGCGACGGGAGCCTGACCATGGCGGGTCGCATCAGTCTCCTGATCGACTCGCCGCTCCGCACCCTCATGCTGGCCATGCAGGACCTCGACAAGGAGGTGCGGACTCAGATCGGCAAGGCCACGAAAGCCGAGGCCGCACCGATCTGGGAGGACGAGCTCTGGAAGCACGGCGGCCGCTCCCTCCTCGAGGAGCGCCTCGCCGACTCCGGCAAGGTCGGCGTCACCACCCGCAACGTGTTCCTGCGCGCCGGCACCGGCAAGCTCCGCTCCGGGGCGCCCCTGGACCGACTCGCCCGCGCGGTCGAGTTCGGGCGCCCCGCCGACGCCCTCGCTCGTCGCACGAGCCGCAAGGGCACCACCTACAAGATGCGCTCCGGGAACCGATTCCTGCCGCGTCAGCGCGGCGGCTACATGGTCTACCCGGCCGCGTTCGACTCGATCCCGCGCTTCGCATCGCTGTGGATCCAGACCACGGTGCGCGCCGTCCACGAAGCCGTCGAGAAGGCGACCTGACATGGCCAAGACCCCGATCGAGATCGGCATCGCCGAGGACGGCGAGGCGTTCCGCAAGGGCCTCAAGGCCGACGTCATCGAGCCGCTCGAGGACGCCGAGGAGGCGATCACCGACCTCGGCAAATCCAAGGGTCCCGAGCGGCTCGAGCGCGAGCTCGAGGTCGCCCAGGAGCAGACCAAGGATCTCCGCAAAGAGACCCGCAAAACCGCAGACGAAATCGCCGCCGCCTACCGGCAGTCCTCGGCGAAAGCCAAGGACAGCTTCAAGGGCGCAGGCGACGCCGCCGAGGCGTTCGGCGATCAGAGCAAAGCCAAGTTCGCCGAGGTCGCCTCCAGCTTCAAGGGCGACATGGGGTCGATCCAGGACCTCGCCCAGGGCACCCTAGGCGGCATCGCCGGCACCCTGACGGGGCCGTTCGCCCTCGCCGCCGGCGGTGCCGCGATCGGCGTCGGGCTCATCGGCTCCGCCATCCAGGGCTTGGTCGCCGACGCCGAGGCGACCAAGCAGCGCGTCGGGGAGAAGTTCAAGGAAATGGCCCAATCGGGCTTAGACGACTGGCTGTCCATGCAGGCCGTCATTGCCCGTACCGACGACATCCTCGCGGATCACGGCGATGAGGTCACGAAGATCGCCGACGAGCTAAACCTGCCCGTCGAAACCGTCCTCGCGGCCTGGGCCGGCATGCCCCACGAGATGGAAGTCGTCAAGGTGAAGCTCTCCGAAATGAGCGCGGAAGTCCGCGACTTCGCCGAGAGCATGGGGCAGCCATCTGAGATCGCCGAAGAGATGTACCTCAATCTCGAGACCTCGACGAAGCCGCTGCGCGACGCGATGCGCGAGACCGAGGGTGCCGTCGACCGCTACGAAGAGCGGGCGCGCGTTGTGAACATGATGCTGCGCAACATGCTCGCCGATGCCGGCAACATCAAGCAGGAGATCGACGACGTCGGCAATGAGCTTTACACGCTCTCCGACGGTCAGCAGGTCATCATCGAGGCCGACACGAAACAGGCCACCCTCAACCTCGACAAGTTCCGAGAGGACCTCGACGGCATCGCCGACACGGTGGTGTTCACCCGTGCCGAGATCGAGACGCCGAACGTCGCGAGCGTCTGGAATCAGCTGCAGCACGACCTCAACGGGCGCGGTCCGCTGCGCGTCCGTGCGGTCGCCGACCTCGGCGGGGTGAGAGTCCTGTGAGCACCATCAGCTGGCTCGGCGGGTCGATCACCGCCGACATCGAGATCTCGACGCTGTCGACCACGCGGGCCTCGCGCGTGGTCCAGCATGACGTTCTCAACGGGGGCGCCCTGTTCACAGTGCGGCCGGCGTCGCCGCGCACGCTCGAGCTCGTCGCCCGATCGACCTCGGCGACCGGGATGAAGGCGCTCGAGGTCGCGCTCGCCGCCGGCGGCACGATCACCCTGAGCGACGTCGGTCAGTCGGACCTCGTCGCCGAGGTCATCCTCACCGGACGAGTCACGCGCGAACTCGATCCGAAGACCGCCCGCCAGTGGATCGTGCGTGCCGAAGTCACGGAGAACCCGACATGAGCATCCCCGCCGAGCACACCGTCACGGTCACGCTGAACGGGCAGACCATCCCGGTCCTGTCCGGCACGCTGCGTCACGACACGACGAAGGCGCCGGCGATCACCGCCAACCTGACGGTCCCGGCGACGCCGGCCCTCCTGGCATTGGACCCGCAACGCGACCTGATCTGGGCGACGATCACGGTCACCGTCAACCGCAAGAAGTTCTACCGGGTCCGGCACATGGCCTCCCTCATCCCGGGGATCTCCACGATCGCGCAGTTCACGACGGCCTATCTCGGCAAGAAGATCTCCGACATCACGACGTCGGCGGCGATCCAGTCAAAGACATGGACGTTGCAGCTGCGCGCGGTGCGCGAGCGGTGGGCGGACGCGACGATCGACCTGACGCTCAAGTCTGCCGAGGCGCTCCTGATCGACTTGTTCAACCCGACCGGCTACAACGGCGTGAACAACTCGCCGCAGCTGGACCTGCCCACCACGAGCATCCTCGCCGCGGCGCAGAAGCTCGCGACCGTGTGCGGGCTGGGCACGATCACGAGCTACCCACCCGTAGCCGGCTCCTCGGCGATCACCGACGTCCAGAAGCGCTGGCGGCGCGGGATCAGCGCGTGGGACCAGCTGCAAGTCGTCCTGCGCGACAAGAACCTCCTGGCCCGCCCGGACGGGTCCACCATCAAGCTCATCCTGGAGACCACGGCCGCCACCAACGACGTCACCCTGACCGATGGTGCGAACGGCACGATCCTCGACGGCGGCCAGGTGATCGACCGTGACGACCCGGACTTCGCGCACGTCATCGTCGGCGGCACGCAACCCGCCTGGCTGTCGCACCCGTCACTTCCCGACGTTGACCGCGACTACCTCGGCGGGATCTCGACCGTGGCTCGCAAGCAGACCTCCCCGTACCCGCACGCCACGCCCCCGTACAAGACGCTGCGCTCCCCGAGCGACAGCTACACCGGCTGGGGCATGTACATCGGCCCGACCGCGAACGCCTACCACCGGGGCCGCGGCTGGGACGTCGCGATCGTCGCGGACTACACGATCGACCCGGACACGCTCGCCCACGTCACCGCGCAGGGCTCCAGCTTCGACGCCCGCGTGCGCGGCGTCGAGCACGCCTGGCCGGCCAACACCTCCCGCCTCGACCTCGTCGAGACGTACAACCCGACCCGAGCAGAAGAGCTCCTCCTCGCAGATTGGTGGACCTGACATGGCAGCTGGACCCGGCTACACCGACTCGGACGGCATCTGGCGCTACGGCGAGGACGACGCCCTGTTCCCGTCGTCGCAGTTCAGCGAGCTCCTCAACAAGCTCGCGTCGACCGTGGGGCCGGCGATCAACACGATCGTCAACCAGAAGGTCGTCTCGATCGCCGCCGCGCCCGACGTCGCCCTGATCCTCGCGACCGTCGCATCACAGCTCATCACCTATGAGACCTCAACATCGTTCACGTTCGCCGACAACTCCCTGCCGGCAGGGGCGCCGCTCAAGTTCATCTTCTTCATCGGTGGCGCACCTTCGGCACCTGGAGGCATCACGACAGGCCTGCTGATCCGAGTCCGCCGTAACTCGTCAGGGACCCAGTGGGGCGATGTCCTCATCCCGTTCACCACCGGCGAAAAGATCTATCGCCGCAACTACGCCGCCGGGGCCTGGACCGCGTGGGCCGCCCTCACTTGACTCGAGACCCCGGAAGGCACTATCTCTCATGAAGCTCATCGCATGAGCGCGCCGCTCCGTCTGCTGCGCCCGACCACCGGGCCGCTGTCCGACACGTTCGCCGAGCACGCCGCCCGCTATCCGAGCCGCGTCGCGGTCGGGAACTACGCGTACTGCGGGCAGGATCACGCCTGGCACACGCCCGACGACTGGCCCGTCTACGCCTCACACGACGGCACGGTCGACGTCGAGCTCTACGACCCCGACTACGGGCACCTGGTCACGATCCTCGCCCCGCTCGGCTACAAGACCCGCTACGCCCACCTGTCCGTCGTGCTCGTCGAGCCGGGCCAGCAGGTCCGCGCCGGCCACCGCCTCGGCACCATGGGCGCCACCGGCAACGCCCGCGGCATCCACCTGCACCACGAGCTCATCGTGAACGGCATGCAGACCGACCCTGCCCCCTACTACCTGTCCGAGGCCGACTGGGCCGCCTGGGAAACCGAGACCATCACCCCCGAGGAGGACGACATGATCGTCAAGCACATTCGCCGCGACGGGATCGGCGAGCACTACCTGTTCGTCTCGCCGGCGATCGTGTCGCTGAGCCGAGAGCTCTCCATGCTCTCGCCCAGCGACCGAGCATTCGAGGACCGTGTCGCGACGACGCTCAACGACGGGCGCACGCCGGAGTTCTGGAACGAGACCCCCAATAAGTCCTGGTACCTGCGCAACCAGCTCGCCGCCCGCGTCGCCGGCATGCCGACCGACTACCCACTGTCGCCCACGAACCCCTACCGCGCCGGCACGGTCGGCGTGATCAAGACCGACCCGCCCGCCCAGGTCACCGCGGCCACCATCGCGACGGCCGTCGCCGACAAGCTCGCCGAGCGGCTCCGAGCGTGAGCGACGCGCTCCTCGTCGCGATCCTCGGCGTCGCCGCCGCCGGGCTGACGGGCTGGATCGCCTGGCTCACCCGCCGCCTCGTCGGCTTCGAGCGCGAGAACCGCGCCCTGTGGCTCTGGGCACGCGAGCTCGTCGACTTCGCCTACCGGCACAACCCCAACAACGACCCCATCCCGGAACCACCCGCGTTCCTCACACCGAAGGACTGACCATGCTCAAAGACCACCCGCGCATACGTGTCGCGCTCTACCTCCTCGCGATCGCCGCCGCGGCCGCGGCGCCGTTCATCGCGGTGTACGCGCCCGAGCTCGGCGCAGCCGCGGCGACCGCCGCCGGCGTGCTCACGGCCGCCGCCGGCGCGACCGCGCTGTCGAACCTCACGCCCAGCGACGAGTAGCCGCTACCGTGACGCCATGGAACTCCTCGTCACGATCCTGATCGCGATCGTCGCCCTCGCGATCGCCCTCGCCGTCTCCTACTGGATCATCCGCGCCGCAGTCGGCGCGGCCATCCGACAGCACGGCTGGGTGTTCCGCGGCGAGGCGCCGCCCGACTACATCAGCCCTGGGACCGGCAAGGCCTACATCGTCGACCCAATCACGGGACGACCCGGCCGCGCACGAGAGTAGCTACAGGTCGCCGCCGACTGCGCGCCTCAGCTGACGCGCGGTGCGGTGCACGTAGACCTCGGTCGTCGCGATCGACGCGTGGCCGAGGAGCTCCTGGACGACGCGGAGATCTCCGGTCTCGTCGAAGGCTTTGGTTGCTCGGCGGTGCCTGAGCATGTGCGCGGTCTGGCCCTCTGGCATCGCACGGCTGAGTAACGTCCCGACCCACGCGGGCGAGAGCCGCCCGTCGATCTTCCCGGGGAACAGTGGGCCTGGTGGGCATGCCTGAATCATCCGTGCGAGCTCGTCCGGCACGGGAACGAACCGGCGTTTGCCGCCCTTGCCCTTCACGAGCATGGACCAGCCGAGCAAGTCGCGGAACAGGTCCTCGCGATCGGCGCGGCTGATCTCGCCGCGTCGCATCCCGAGGCGGGCGCCGAGTTTTGCCATGAGGGGCACGCGCGGGTCCTTCGCGCGCTGCGTCCACGCGATCGCGATGTCGCTGGCCGGTAGTCGCCGAGGGCCCTCCTGGGCGTCGCGCACGCGGCGGAGTCGCGCGGCCGGTGAGACCTGGATCTCGTCGACGTCGACGAGCCACCCGTAGAACGATCGCAGAGCGGCGCGGTGAGACTTGATCGTCGAGTCGAGCCATTCGTGCGCGGCGAGCCACTCGGCCAGGGTCTCGCGTGTGGCGTCGCGGGGGTCACCGCCGAGGTCCCGGCCGGCCCGGGCCAGCTGATAGTAGCGTTGCTTGACAGTCTCCGGGCTCGCGCCGTTGCGAGCGAGGTCACTGAGGTATCGGGCGAGGAGATCGCCCCATGGGTTGGACGTCAT